AATTTCTTTTTTTCCACAAAAAAAAACAAAACCGCCGTTGTTTTTTAATTGACTTTCTGAAAAGTTCTTTTTCAATTCTCTTAATTGTTCAGCATTGATTTGCCCTTTTTTATACTTCAACACTGATGTTGATGTACCGCCATTATCGAAGAAGTTACGCAAGAAACTCTTAGATCCTTGAGAAATACCAATTTCGTGTGCTAAAGCATACAAAGGACTATAACCCACATATCCATCTAATGTAATGTATCTAAAGTGCAATATATCCTCACTGGTTATCTTTGCAGCGTTACCTTCCACATCTTCGCTCACGTTGTAGACAATATCTCCATCTTTTTCCTCTACTCCTACTAAATCATTATGTAAGAAGTAGAAGCCTACGGGGAAATCATCCTTATCACGTACAATTTCAACAAAAGATTGTCCGTTGAGTAACATGTTAGCGATGATTATAAACTTAAAGTGCCAACCTGGTAAGTCTGAATGTGGATTGTTATTGAACAAATCCAATATTTGATTCATCACAGTATTTGTTTCGTGACCTTTAACCTTTAATTTAGTACTTGCAATGTCAGCTGAAATAATTCGTGTAGCAGTAAATACATCACTGTTACGTAGCGCGTTTATACCAACATAGCTTGCATGTGTGCCATGTTCTTGCCAATACAATAATCGTTCTAAATCTCTGTTCATCTTTTCTTGTTTGCTTGTAAATCCTAAATCAAGTAAAGGCATTAACTGTCACCTCCTTTCCGATTAATCGAGGTGTTATCATATGCTTGATTTAATACGCCTGAGAGGCCAATGAGCAACAATCCGCCAATGATATAAGCAAAAGGTTGCCAAAGTATAAACAGGCCGTAGAATAGCCCTATTAACCCCACAACGAATAACAGTATGACTACAAGCGCATATAAGAATTTTTTCATCGCTGCACCTCCCTTATAAAAATAGCGGCATTAAAGTTTCTGTGTTCCATTCATGTTCGCTCGCTATCACGTAAGCGAATATTGAACTCATTAATGGATCAATCTTTTCTCTGTTCATTTTCTTTTCAATCATTAAAGAGTCGTTAGTATCTTTAGCCACTGCGTTTTTAATTGCGATATCTAGCAATGGATTTTTATGATGCTTGATGTCTCCATTAATCACTTTTAATCTGAAATCCAATATTGGATTGGATAACGTTTGTGGCCCTTGTCTGATTTCAAATAAATCATATGGCCAATCTCTACGTTCGATTTCTGCAATAACGCCATGTATTGAATATGGGTCATAACATATAGCTTGTACATCTAGGTTGTATTGATTGATGTAATCTTCAATGTAATTCAAAACTTGGTCTGTATTGATAATTCCACTTTGTAAATCGGTAATCGTACAATAACCGCTTTCTGCAAGTTGTCTATAATCGATAAAGTCCCTATCAATTTTTCCATCCAGTCCACCTTTAGTAGCCACAAACGAATGACTTGTCACATAATATTGCTGACTATCTTCATTAAGATGAATGAACGACACTGCGGTTAAGTCATCAGCACGCGACAAGTCTAGGCCGATATAAGTCTTAGACCCATGTATATCAAAATCTGTTTCATTCTTTTTCCAATCATTGAAATCTAAGTAAGATTCTGTACTTGCTTGTAACCAATAATTGAAGTTTTTAACAAGTACCTTGAACATAGATCCTTTTTTATTAGCTTCTGCTACGCGCTTTTCTAAATACTCTTCAATTTGCTCTTTCAAGTCATCTGACTCATTTATTAATGGATTGGACTTGGCCCATGTTGTTTTATCTTGCCATTCATCTTCCAAATCTTGTTCGTAGATAATCGCAAAGTATTCTGGATCGTCATAAACTTCAGCTAAGATATCTTTAGCGTAAGGCCATTCATTTGTGTACATTGGCGAATTCAAGTTAAAACCAGCGGTACTGATAATAAAGATGAGTGATTGATATAAGTTACCTTGACCTGATTGGATTAATTCGACCATTTCGTCTGTCTTAGCTGCATGGTATTCATCAATAACGGCTAGGAACGGTTCGAAACCATCGACTGCACTTGTATCACGTGACAATGGCATAACAAAAGAGTCATCACGCAAGTTATTAAGCAACTCGCGCACTTTTTTAACGTCTTTCTTTAATTCTGGTACTTTTGATACTAAATGCATAAGTTGTTTAGTTACCATGTTGAATACTACGCTTGCTTGTTTCTTGTCATTAGCTGCGCAAAATATCTGTCTGCCTTCTGCTGGTTCCCTATCGAATAAAAAAGAATAAAGTACAAGTCCACTTACTAAAAGTGACTTACCTCCTTTTCTTGACATTGAGATAAAAGCTTTTCTAAATCTCAGCATATCTCTGTCTTTCGTGAACCAACCTCTGACATTTGCGACAATGAACTTTTGAAACAATGTCAATTTGTGTATCTTACCTTTTGTATCAGGTAGTGTTTCCATGAATTTAATAACCTTTTTAGCACGTTTAGGTTTATAGATATAATTCCATTCAGAATTATCTATTGACTTGTGTATGTCTTTTAAATGACGAATACAGGCAAGTCTAGTATCCTTACATGTAATGTATGCACCGGATAGAACCATGACACAGTATTTGTATGCATCATCTCTTAAATCATTGGGTATATTTAGAAGCTTTTCATACGCTTTAGGTATTTTAACGTTAGTCATCTTCATCAACACCAAATTCATCATAAACTGATTTTGCTTTGTCTTTTTCAACTGGTACAACTAAACGCATACGACTATCAATTGTCATACCCAATTTGCCACATATGCTTATAATTTCTCTTGTAGTATCCATAAATGTGACATATGGTCCTGTTTTACGATGGTTATCTGGTTGATACGTACCAACTTGTTGCATTTCTTGATATGCTTCATCGCTAATATCAACTAATTGACAATATTTTTTTATCAAACCATAGTCTAGTTCTGCAATTGGTAGTTGTTGTAAAAGAGGAACAACACGCACCCATTCTTTAACAGCACCTTCGGTTAAATCTTCTGGTAAATTTTCTGCATTAATCTGATCGAACTCATAAAGCCCATTTTCTACGTTTTCTGCTTCTTGCAATTCTTCTTTAGTGCGGTGTCCTTGCTTTTGTGGGTTCAATTTACGTGGTCTAGCCATCTGACCACCTCCTTTTGTAAAATTACAACATTGAGTTTTGGGAATTTGGGTGAAAAAAAGGCCGGCTCGTTTAACTCGATCCCTAGAGCCACAGGGGTTTTAGAACGCCCCGTTAATTTTATAAAAACATATATTATAAAAATTATTTTTTGTGAATTTTATTGTGACACCCGATACAGACTACCTCTAAATTATCCATATCCAGTCTTTTACTCCAGTCCTCTTTTAGCTCTACCTTATGGTGAACAATCAAATCTTTATCATTCACTATGCCTTTATTCAAACAGTGTTGACACAAGTGATTATCACGTAATAATACTTGTTTACGTAACTTACGCCACTGCGAACTGTTGTAAAACGATGTATACTCTTTATTGCGCTTATTATGCCTAACCTCTTGGTTATACCTTTGTGTATTGGCTTTCCTATAGTCTTGTAGCTCGCTTTGACTATAAGTTCTGTTTCCTAATCTAACTTTTGGTTCTTTAAACAAACTTTCTTTTCAACTTCTTTCAATGAATTGAATTTCAATTACAAATATAAAAAAACAAAAGACAAAACAAAATAAAATTTTTAATCTCAAATCATTTTGTCTTTCGCTTTAGAATTTGTTTCATCATTCAAATGCAAATTAATCTAATAAAGTTTATTATCGACAAAACAATTCTTTTAATATTAAATTATTAAAACAACAAACAAACTTTACTTTCATTTATTGTTTGATGTTTCAATTAAACTTTTAAACTAACGAAACCTTTCAACGTAAACGAATGTTCATTGCTCTATCTGTCATACACTAAAGTTGCATGACCTTTAACGCTTACCTTAATAAGTGATGTCCTTTAATACGTGTATCCTTATTATGTAGGTCCATAAAGTGCATACAAAAAGACACGCTACAAAAGTAACGTGCCTAATATAATATGGTATTAAGTTTACATACCTACTGAGCAAAAAATTCACCGTTAAAGTTGCTAACCATTTTTCTTATACTACTACTTTATCTTATTGACACCCCGCACTTCTAGTATGTCGAAAGTGCGCTTTAGTCAAAACTCACCCAACCAATTCTTTTAGCTGTCTCTCTCATCAGTTGATTACGCATACGAAGTGTAGCATCTCTACTGATTACTTTGTTATCTTTTCTTGCCTTTGTTAACTCATGTGCAATGTCTGGCCATTCATATACTGTTAAGTCTTTTTCCCAATATCTATAATCAACTATAAGCTTTTGTTCCTGTGTAGCATTATTATATACATCTTCAATAGCTTGTATAATTGCTTGTAAGTTATTATACTTCAAGTCACTGTGTAACTTAGTAACTTCATTCTCTACTGGACTTGATGGCAAGTTACTTTTGCCTCCACCAGTATTTGTATCTTGAGGCTGATATAATAGTTCGTACCGTCTATATAATAACTGTCCTTTCATATCTTCATAATTACGAAAGAACTGTTCTAACTTTGGTATGTCTTCTTTACCTAGACTCATAAGAAACCTCCGATACTTATTTTCTATTATCTTTAAAATATTTAATCTGCTTATTCAATAATTCATTAAGTTGTTTATGCTCGCTTAGTTTAATTCTCAATCCAGTTTGAACACATAATGATATTAAGAGTGCAATAGCTAATATAATCGAAATGATAATCCACATTTAAAGTTCATCGTCCTTTCGTATATAATTTTCTATATCTATTTAATCTTTCTTTTCATAAAAATCTTTAGGTACTTTAACACTATCATATGAAGTAAACTTATAATATACTTCTCTTCCAATCCATTTACCTAGTTCATACACAGCGATAGTAAACCATATTCTCATTATTCTCTTAATCATTTTATCGACTCCTTTAAAATTACAATTTTGTAAGATTAAGAAAAACTCCTATAAATCTTAAAAATATTGCGTTATATTTGCAGTATAAATTTGGAGGTGTAGCTATGGACAAATCAGCAAATAATATTCTTTCTTCATTTTGTTATTTCAGTGTGTTTTTTGCACCATTTATCTTTCCACTCATAGTTTGGATATTGGCAAGTGGAGATACTTCAAGACATGCTGGAAAAGCTTTACTTTACCATATTTTGCCAATCATCTTTTTCATCGTATCAAGTCTAATCCTTTCTGCATATAGCTACGATCACAATAATATAACGCTGACAATAGGTCTGATAACAGGCTTCCTTACATTTTACTATATAATTAAAAATTTATATTTAGGAATAAAATTACTTTTCGCATAAAAATAAAAAGTCTTTATAGGCTTTTTATTTTTCTTTTTTAATTATTAGTTTATTGCATTTCTCACCCCACTTTTTCATTACTCTTTGCGAAGTATTCTTTTAACCTCTTCTAATATGTCTTTATTCTCCTGTGCTTCCATAAGCACCTCTATCACTTTCGTTTTCAAACCAATCCACCTGTTTAGGTTTAGGATATACAACGGGCGCTATAACTAATTGTGCAACTCGAGTGCCTTTTTCTACTGTGATAGGTTCATCACCAATATTGTCTGTAATAACACCAATTTCTTTATTGTACGTGTAATCTATAGTCCCAAAGTTAACGCGCAATTTAGTTTTTAATGTTTTACCAGATCGTGGTCTCACCTGTGCTTCATAACCAAAAGGTAAATCAATTGCTATATCAGTTTTAACCACTTTAGTTGTGTTTGCAGGTATATGAATCGTTTCTGATACATAAAGGTCTAATCCGCTATCTGTAGGGTTTGCTCTTTTAGGAATTGTCGCGTTCACTGATAATAATTTAATCTCTAAGTACTTCATTCTTATTCTCCTATTCTGATATAATTAACTTATATAAAGATAAGGTGGTCTTAGCTTTGAACATTTCAATGTTTTTGAAGTTGCGTACCTGTGTAAGAGAAGGCAGTGTTAAAATGCCATCTGACTATAAGCACTTTGAATATATGCTATCCAAAAATTGGATTGTTCCAACGATTGTCTACTATAATACTGACCTAAATGAAGATGCTCCTTTAATGACTCCAAAATATAGTGACTATGTTGAAGCAACAAGAGAAGGCGAAGAAAAGTATTATTCAGTAAAAGACTTTTGTATTAAATGGATACTAATTTTCATCTTCTCTTTTTTTGGAACATGCGCAGTTATTACTGGAATATTAATAAAATTGTTATAGTAATAGATAATCAGAATTCATCTCAAGCACTCCCTATTTGTTTTTATATCTTCTCTTTTAACTTTCATTTTTACTGTAATTCCAACACCTTTAACTTCTTGAACTTTTATTCTATCGTCTTCGTTTAAATTTTTAATACTCATCATTTAACCACCCTTTTCGGAAAAGTATCGTCCTTCATAAGATGTACACACCATTTTCCTCGAGGATGTACTTGAGGTACATTAAACAAATGAGGTTTCTTACGACGTAATTTTTGTTCTTCACACGCTTTCACTCTTTCTCGTGATGTTTCCCATGAATTTAACTTTTTAAATCCTTTCCACTCTTCACGTTTCATTCCCACAGGTACTTCTATTGCCTCTTCGAAAGACCAATATTTATTCATCCTACTTTTCACAGTTTTTAAGCCAACATTAGCAGCTTTCATTTTCTTTAAAGCCTCTTCATCTATTAGGCACTCTTTACCTCTTGCTTTAAATCTTATAGTTTCCATTGAGTTTATCCTCCTTTGTTACTCACAATCTACAACCGTCAATTCTAAAATTTTTTCTCTAAATATAACTTTCTTTTTTCCTTTGGCTAATAATTCTTTGACTTCATCTTTGCTTATTGTTAATTCAGGAATTTTCTTGTGACTATTCACATAGTTCAATTCAACCGTATCAAATACATCATTGTATTCAACACCTAAGTAATCTAATAAAATTTTTCTCATTCTTTCTGAGACATAACGATCTTGCGTAGCTAGTTTAGAGATATAATGTCTATTTACATAAATCTCACTCGCTAACTCTCTATACGTTAGATTCTTTCTATTAAGTAACAAATCAAATTTCTTACGATTAATTATTGACTTTACTTTTTTCATTTATTCCACCTCTAAATTATCTATATCAATATCGTAATTTAATACATCTCTCGGGCTCTCTAACAATTGCTCTTTCACAATTTCTATTGCAGCTGAGGATGTTTGCCCTCTTTCAACTGGGACAAAAGTATTAACATGAGCCCTAATCACAAAATCTAATCTCGTTTGAACTTCATAGCTATTCATTTATCTAAAACCTCTTTCTTCTTTTTCTCTCGTCTAGCTTTTAAGAGTTCTTCATACGTTATCCACTCTTGACCAGTATACTTAGGCGCTTTACATATCCATGTGAGCGGTATTCCTCTGTTTTGATATCTAAAAATTTTTGCTTTCAATTTAGCTACTGGTGTTGGCATACCTTTGACATCTATCACTTCAAGCAGCTTGTTATCTTTCCATAATGCAAAGTCTGCAATATATTCTGTTTTACGTTGGTTATCAAACTTAGGTATCAACTCATATCTAGGTTGTAATTCTATATGATCATATTCATTGCCCAAGTTACGTTCTAAATGTTGGTAATAGTCACATTCAACTTTGCTATCAAAAGTGACGCCTTTATATTCAACTTTTTTAGAATTGTATTTACTCAAAGCTCCACCTCAAAATAATAATTCGTTAATTGTCATTTGTTGTTGCAATTCTTCTTTTCTGAACAACTTGTATTTACGTTTCAATTTTTCTAGTTCATCTTTCGTTACCGTTCCTGAAAATGTATTTCTAAAGTGTATCCCTGCATAGTTGCCTAACTTATAAGTATCTTCTGCTAGAGGCGTTACACTGCACATCTTCCAACCGTCAATCTGATATAACGTGTATTGCTTTTTAAGTCCGTCGATAAGTCCCATTAGGACACCTCCGTTATTGCCTGCCTGTTGCCTTTTTCTTCCAATTTGTCATTGATTAACTTAATGAATGCAGCTTGATTACCACTGCACCAATCAATCATTTTTTGAGCATACTCATCGGAACACTCAAGTATTTGCATTACATTCTCTTTCGTTACCATGCGTCACGCTCCCTGTAATCATCACCTAGCACTTTTACTGTCCTAGCGTTATGTTTCATTCTTGAATTGATCCGTTGCCAATTCATGTTTTGATTAAGTTCTTTATCACTAAAGTTAGTAGTGAAGATATTATTCTTACCAACTCTGTTATCTACAATGCTAAATAGCTTGTTTAATGTGTGTTCTGTGTTTTCCACACCTATATCATCGAGTACTAATAAATCTATGTTGCTTAATAACTGAACGAGTTCATCTGTTGTCTCCGCAGCGTTTTTGTTATATGTCGCTTTGATACGCTCCATTAACATTGGAATGTGCATAAAAGCAACTGAATATCCCTCATTTTTAATCGTCTTAGCAATGGCATATGCTATATGGCTTTTTCCGGTACCATATGAGCCTTGTAAGATGAGTGACTTAGGTTTATCTACCGAAAAGGTTTTAACGTACTCTATGGCTGTTTTTTTAGCGTGTACCTGTTGTTCGTTTTGTGGTTTGTAGTTATTTACTGTCGCATCTCTTAATGAACCGTTTACAGTAGATTGATTGAAGATAGTATTTATATATTTTTGCTTACGTTTTTTCTCTGCTTCTTTACCAGCTTGTATCATTGAACAGTCACAACCATGTCTGAACTCGTGACCGTTACTAAATTTGTAATAGTCGTAGGTGTTACCACATTTATTACATTTAAGGTTGCGCTGTTCTTCTACAATGTTTTGGCTAGGTTTGATATTTCTAGCAAGACTTTCCATAGATTGCATTTCATCACTCCTAATCCCAATAGCTAAGATCGTATTTCATTCTTTCTAGTTGATCCATTCCACTCGGTTGAGTTTTTTGATTTAGATAACTTTCAAATTTAGTACCAAACAATGTTTCAGGTCGAAGGTACTTATCACTATCTGTGTTCAACCATTCATAAGTTTTGATGTCGATCACCTTTTTGAAGTCATCTAACCTAAAATCTTGGTTCCATCTTGCTTCAATGAACTTTCTTGTTTTAGCTGTTTTATGTTTGAAGTTTTTACCAGTTTTTTCATTGAGGTAATCAACAATTTCTTTATAAGGTATTCGAGACATAGTCGGGTTGCCCGACAATATATTCTCATCATTATAAGTATCATCATTATTATTAAAATCATTATTAGTACTATTATTATTAGTAGTATGCGATTTACCATTAACGGTTTTTCCATTGTTGGTTTTACCGTTAACGGTTTTTCCAACGTTGGAAAATCGAATGTGGTGCGGTTGCTCATATACCAAGTACTCATAGCCGTTCAACCTACCACTTTTATCACGTTTTCTATTACGTTGAATATATCCAATTTCTTCTAATTCCTTGATTCCACTCTTTAAACCGCTAAGTCCATCAGTTGAATGTTGCTCTAGTTCTGTTTCGTAAATTTGCCAGTCATCAGGTCGGCTTAATAAATAAAGTAATATCCCTTTAGCTTTCCAACTTATATTAGAATCATGTATAAAATCTTTGTGTACTGTCACAAAGTTACCTGATTCTTTGTAAACTCTAAATGTGGCCATTTCTTTATCTCCTTCCTTTTAAAATATTGTGTATAATTTATTTAATGCTACTGCGTTAGATTGGAGGTGTAACGATGTACATTGATCCTCTAAAAAATGTTAAGCCGATAATTAATAAAAATTTCTATGAATTAAGAAATGCAGCAATGAGAGTAACTACACCTTCGAAAGAAATCAGACAAGTTATGAATCAAACTATGAAATTTGATTATATTTATAAAGATATTGGTAAAATTGCAATTCAATCAAAATTAAATAATTTCGATACTTCTAATTTGTTCAGAATTTCTACACCAAGTATTACTATTGCTAAAAATTTTAGAAACAATTTATTTTCTGAAAAACTTCTTAATGATTTCATAAGCCCTACTAATTTTCAGGAAAATGAAGTTTTGAAAATTAGTAATCGTTTGAGACAATCTTTTATCAATACTGTCGATGTCTCTTCTTTTAGTGAAACCGTCGATTCTCCCCATCCAATAGATGAGATATATCGCGATTATTACAACAATATATTCAAAGAAGCGCTCAATCATAAGTTCATTTATCCCTCCGCTAAATTTGTAAAAAAAATTTCAGTAGCATCTGCTTCTAGTGTTACTGGACCGGTTTTACTAAGAACTATCCACGATCAATATGTGAATTACTTTGTATTTTCTTCAGTAATCGCAATATTGTTTACTTGTTTTTTAATAGCAAATTGTTTTGTTGAAGATGACACTGAGTATTAGGCCACTCACACGCTTAGCACTTCTAATCTCCTCCGCCAAGATGATGATTAGGAGTGCAATTTTTATAATTTGTAATCTTTTCAATTCATTTTCTCACCTTTCAACATAGCGTTTAAACGACCATCAACTTTTATCCAGCTATCCTGTAAGATATATTTTTCGTCAAAAGACTTAACGCCTATGTTGTGCTGTTCTTGGTGGTGGAATCTGCATAAAGCTAATACTTCATAATCGTAATGCTGCATCTTCTTATGGTTAGCACCACGACCTATTGCGTAGTGATGTGCAAGGTCAGCATTTGATTTCCCACATAGTACACAGTTTCGATTGACCGTTGCCCAGTAAAGGAACGCCTTGTCATTTTTAAGTAGGTCACTCGTCTTATAATTAAGTGGTATATTATTGTGAAACATCCAGTCGAGAATAACTTCTATAACTTGTTTAGCTTGATCTCTTGTGCAATCACTCAATGAGAGACGTTTCTCGTAGCCGTAGAGGACTTCTACGTAATCCATGAACAAACACCTCATATAATCACGGGGTTGTCCTGTATATGCTTCTATGTCGTTACAGAGAGTAAATATTTTTCTACGCTGCTTATCTGTAATCTTGAATGGATCTACAACTCTTACATCTGCCTCTACTTCGTAACCGTTGTCTAAAAGCAATGTTGTTTTGTTATCTAGTTCCACTCCTTTGATAACTACAGTTGTTGTACCGTCATCTTGAGTGATGTAATTTTTAATAATTGGCATCTACATCAGTCCTAGAAAGGTAAATCCTCATCTTGAATATCTAACGGACCATTAGCGTTAGCAAATGGATTTTGTTGTTGATTCTGTTGTTGTGGCTGTTGGTAACTATTTTGATTTTGCTGTGGTGGTTGATAGCTATTGCTTTGTTGAGGTGGTTGGTAATTATTATTGGGTTGATAGCCATTATTTTGTTGATGGTTATTGTTTTTCTGTTGATAATTACCTTTTTGATTGTTGTTTTTATTTCCACTATCTAGGAATTGAATATTATCTGCTACAACTTCCGTCACAAAAACACGTCGCCCTTCGTTGTTGTCATAACTTCGTGATTGAATACGCCCATCTACTCCAGCTAAACTACCTTTTGAAAGATAGTTATTAACGTTTTCTGCTTGTTGTCTAAATACAACTACATTAATAAAATCTGCTTCTCTTTCGCCATTTTTGTTTTTGAATGTTCTATTTACTGCTAATGAAAATGTGGTTACACTTACGCCGCTTGCTGTTTGTCTGAACTCTGGATCTTTTGTTAATCTACCTGCTAAAACTACTCTGTTTATCATTATTAATTCACTCCATTTTCTTTTTTCCAACCGACTACTGTTTGTAGGTATCTCATACAATCAGCAACGCTTATTTTTTTGTAATCAATGATTCCTAATTGTGTTTTTACGCCTTCTTCTGTATCGCCCATTGCTTCTGCAAATTGTTTTATCGTGTTAGATAATATTTCGATATCATGTTTGTCAGCTTTGCTATATTCTTGTTTTTTCTGTTTAGCGTCAGGATCATCTTCATCTGTCGGAATATTTAACAGTTTCAATAAGAAATATCTTTCAGCATAAGTAAGTGCTGTGCCATAGGCTTGTGCGATATCTTGCTGTTGTCCGAATGCTGCAAATTGAGTGGTATAATCTTCTTTAGTATTACTGTCGATAATGTGATACTCCATATTCATTGAAACGATATGTTCCGTTTTACCTTTATTGTTTTTCGTTTCTTTAGTCTCGTATGCTGTGACAGAAGGGAATATTAGTAGCCCGTGTTCTTCCATTTTTGGACGTATTTTGTATAGTATCTGACTACCTTCTACATAGTCGTAGTTGTAACCTTTAGCGTCTTTAGTAAAGCCTTCAATATTCTTTTTGACTTCTACTATTTTTTGTAAAAGATTGAGTTTATCTGCCATTTATCTCACCCTCAAACTTCGACTTTGTTTTAGTTCTACTCCTTTGAGTTCCAAGCCACCTTTAACAGCTTTTAACAATTCTTTTTTATCTAGTTTAGGTTTTTGTTCAACATAATATTGTTTAGGTATTAAAGTTTCATCTATAATATCTAAGCTAGGTGGATTGTTCGCTATTGAGTAACTATTGAGCGATGTCTTAAATTTTTCTTTGCCAGTCTGTTCCATAACTTTCTGTAAACTTTCTTTTAAACGTTTGACACCGTTTTGATTAGAAGTTTTACGTTGTCTTAAACGTTTTATTTCTTCGTCTATAGCATGGTTATCTGCTTCTAAAGATTTAATGACCGCCACATATCCATCTGCTTTTTCTTCAATTGCATCGTTAATGCTTGCTAGCGTATCTTTTAAAATTTGTTCATCTTCTTGCTCAGCGATAACGTCGTAAACTTGTAGGTAACTACCTTTTAATTCGAATAAATTACTCATTGATCAAACACTCCCCTGCAATCACTTTTTTAGCAACTTCTAGCTTTTGTTTCATTTTATTAATAGAATCAATGTTTCTAAATTTAAGGCTTTGACACCCATATTGATAATGGCTTGAATAGTGCCAAAACTCACAAACTACATTACCGTCATTGTATTTTTTAAATTCAACTTCCACATTTTGATTGCTATACATAACAAGTTCATTCAGTATTCTCGATGTATCTAATAATAATTGTGAATTCATAATTGACTTATCATCACCTTTTTTGGTTTAATTAATTTATAGTATTTTAATACTGTCTCTCTCTCTTACTGGTAGACGTTCTTACGTCTACTAGTTTTTTTAGTTACTTTTAGCCATTTCTCCCAAAAGAACGAACTAAAAATTAGAGCGAACATCGAAATTCCTAATACTGTCGTGAAGCCAGCTCCTAACATTAATGTTATTATCATTGCGTTAAACATCGTCATATAGCTGAGTAAGTACTTCACTTTGTTCTCTCCAATTCTTTCAACACCTCATCAGTAATATCATGATAAGGAAATTTTTCTCTAACTAGTTGAATAGGTATCTTTCCTCTTATTGCAATGTAACCTTCTTCTTCTAGCTCTTGATTGAGCTCTCTAATTATTAAAGATGCTTTTGATTTAGAAACCGATAATATTTGCGCTAACTCTTTTGCTTGAAGTGAGTTTTTAATCATGTTTATATCTCCTAATCTATTATTATTTTGTCTTCTAAAATTAATTTTTAACTCGATTATTACTTCTCTACCTTTTCATGTATAATGACTGATAAAGGGGGTTTTATAATGAATAAGATTACGAAAGAAGAATTATCTGAGCTGATTAATCAAAGAAATGATTACGCCGAAGAAACATTTGCTGAAATGTTTCTAGAAAGGGATAGTGAAAACCCTAATGTCATAGCAAATAACTATTTTGAATCTTTCGCACTTGCTAATGACAAGATGATTGAAAAATTGTTAAAGAATCTTGATTTATTAGAAGATTAAATCTTCATTAGAGTTTCCTCTTCACTTGTGAAAGTGTGATTAGGAATCTCTTTTTATTAGGTAAATCTAATCCTATAAAAATTCTTTCCTTGCTCCATAATTCATTTCTATAGCAACCCAGGGATACTCCAACTTGCTTTATCTTCAAGTTCGTTGGGCTTGAAATCTTTAAACGCAATCATTATCAAGAATTGTTTAGTACGGTCGTAATCAACTTTTTGAATTGCTGTGTAACGCGGAACATTGAAGTACTCTTTTAATCGAGTCCACATTGCACGTATGAATTGTCCTTTTTTCTTTTTGAATAATTCATTTTGGTACTTCATATCTACTGGAATACCGTTTCTGTAATACTCTCTTGTGAATTGGTTTGCTTTTGATTGAACAATTGACTGCAGTTCCTTTTGTTGTTCATAAGTTATAGGTACTTCTTTCTTGATTTCTTCTACCATACCTTCTACATATGACACTCGATTTTCGACACGATCTTCCATATCTAACATTCTTTCAATGATTTGTTCTAACTGCTGTCCTTGTTCGTTTGTTTGCTTAATGTGATTTTGTAAAAAGATTAATTCGTCTTTGCGTTTTGCCATTTTAATTCCTCTTTTCTGGTATAATTTTGTTATCTCCTATCGAATGGAGGTGTTATTATCAGTTCTAAAATCAAAGGTATGAAAGACTTAGAAAAAGCATTAGACAAAGTAAGTAGATATATTGAAATTCACTGTATAAACTGTGGTAAGAAATACAAAGTGGATTTAAAGAAATCTAAAGCTAAATGTCCGAAATGTAAAACCGAAATGAAAATTTCTTAGTCTTTATATGGGGTGACTTTTTAGTTGCCCTATTTGATTTTGTACTTCCATTTAAATTTATTAATCTGATTTAATTTGTTTTCCGTTAATGCCGTTAAACTTTCAAATTCACTCATTACCTTTTTTAATTCCATTTGTTTATTTCCTGTCATATCAACTAAACTTTTGAACTCATTAACTAAGTTTTTTAACTCTCTTACATTTGTATACAATTTAAAATCTTCGCTGCTATTATTCTTTTTTCTAAACATTCAACTTCCTCCTAATTAATTACAATTCTTCCGTTTAACATTGCTTCAAAGTTACTTACTTTTAGATGTTAGGAAATAATGACGCAAACATATTTTCATATAATGTGAAATCGAATTCCCTATTTTTATCAAAAGCCTTCATTGCTTTTTCGCTAAGTTATAATTCGCTCAAACATGTGCACTCCTTTCTGCTATACTCCTTATAAGGAGGTGGTATTGTGCTTACTAATGAAGCCGAGTTTGTTTTGCTTCAACTTTATCGTTGTTATGAAGACGATATTCAATATGGTAAAAACAAAAGAGAAGCAAGGTATTTTGAAGACGAACATAGCGTTCGTGATAATTACTTTATTGGATTAGATTCTGAAGATTTTCATTTAGCTCTAACTGAACTTTCAAGTTACGGTTATTTAAATACACCGAAATCATCAATGGATGGCTACCCTGAATTTATACTTGAACCATTAGCTATAGCTGAGATGCAAAATCGTTATACGAAGAATCTAAATAAAGTTTTAAAAAGAATTAACGAATTGAAAAAGTTAATTCTTTTTTAGACCCACTACCTCCCAGTCGTCCGCTATTAAGTCTTCTGCCATTGGTTGCCACATTGGGTAGAAGGCTTTCTTTCTTGGTTTTACAACAATGTATCCGTAACTGTTTGTGGGTAAAAGTTCTAAATTTTCACCAGGCTTTCTTAAAACGTCAAACTCAGATTTACGATGAATCGACTTCCCATTTTCCATTGCTACTTTTGTCGCTTCTTGAATATTCATTCAACTTCCTCCTAATTTACGACGATTCTTCCGTTTAACATTGCTTCTAAATTGGTTGTAAATTCTTTTAGTAACGCTACATTTTCTTGTAATCTTTCTTTCGACTTCGTATTCGCTTTAATGACTGTATCTAGTCTGTATGTCTCAACTGAATTCTCTTTGATGAAGTTCTGAATACTAATTGATATCTTATGTGCGTTGATACTTGATTCGCGTTCTAACCTCGTTAATTCTTTTTCTTCGTATGCTTGGTTGGGATCACTAAAGCTGTTTCTGTATCGTTGTAATTCATCTCGTAGTTCATTAGCGTTATTACTTTCACGCTCAAATTTTTGTTTGAATTGTTCGAGTTGCTGTTGAACTTCATCAGGTACAACCTCTTTGATAACTTCTCGCTCAATCACTTCAGGTTCTCTATTCTGTTCATCTTCGAGTTTCTTACGTGCAATTGACTCTGAACGTTGCGCTTGTTCGACTTGTGATTGGAGTTGAGCGTTTTGCTCGTCACGTTGTTTGAGTTGACGTTTAAATTCTTCGCGTTCTTTATTAGTCATTTCATATGGTGTTTTCAATTCTCCTGAAGAAGTTTGTTGTTTTTCTTCTCTCGTTTCTTCTGGTAAAGACACTATTTGAGTTAAGGCTCTAATGCCTAATTGGTGCACATGTGCACTATCTATATTTAACTCACTAGAAATTTTCATAGACCTTTTAGCAAAAGTGTGGTCAATACCAATTTCGTCTAACCATTTTCCAAACTCTCCATATTGCAAATTGTTTTCTTTCACGTGCTTTAATCTTTTACCTATTTCAAAAATGGCTTCGGCACCTTGCTTTTGATAATGAGATATCTCAAATTCAATTTGTGGTAGGTCATTACTAAGTTGTAATTCATTCAAATAAGTCACCTCCTTTTTAGTGTCTTTTATGACACTATTTCTTCAAAAAAAATATCATTCATTTGGTCTCTAGATAAATTGAGAACTTTAACTATAGTTTTAATTTCTTTGATGTCGAATTCCTGTTCTCCTCTAATTCTGCTATAGTAGGCACTTTTGGAAAGTCTCAATCCATGTTCATTTAACTCGCTTAAGAAATCATTTACATGCATCTCTCTCATTGCCAAAGCAGAATAAAGCTTTGCTTTGTTCATTATTTAACACCTCCGTGTCTTTTAGGATACTTTAATAATACACGCTCCAAAATGATGAGTCAATACAAAAGTGTCTAAAAATACATTTTTATTTTCATTTCCTATATAAGTGTTGCTTTTAAGATACTTAAGTGCTATATTTAGTACATACCAATTAGGAGGAAATTTAACATGAAACCCGACATTAAAAGTAGACGTAAAGAATTGAATTTAACTCTAGAACAAGTTGGAGATTTAGTAGGTGTTGGAAAATCAACTGTCAGAAAATGGGAAACTGGTGATATAGAAAATATGAAAAGAGATAAAATTGTAAAATTAGCAAAAGCATTGAGAGTATCTCCATCATATATTATGGGAATAGAAGAAGAACAGCCCCAACTAGAAACTCTACCAGTCAAAAAGATTCCAGTCGTTTCAAAAATATCTGCTGGCTTACCTATCTATAGTGAAGAAAATTTAATCGATTACATATACTTTGCTACCAACAAACTTAATTCTGATAAAGAAGAATTTGGTTTAAAGGTGTCTGGAGATAGCATGGATAAAATATTTCAAGACGGCGATATAGTTGTGGTAGAGAAAGATTCTATAGTGGAGAATGGTCAGTTAGGTGTTGTTATGATTAATGGTTATAACGCGACTGTTAAACGTATTAGATACAATGGTGACCAAGTTATATTAATTCCAGAATCAAACAATACAAATCACTATCCACAGGTATATGGCAAAAATGACAAAGTTAAAATAATTGGTAGAGTTGTTGCAAGTCAAAAGTTATTTTAATGAAACGTCAATTTAATAAACTACATAAAAAGGGGTCTATGAATGAAAATTTTAAATTATCATATTAGCTATGATCATATTGAAGATTTATACACTGTTACAGCCGAAACTGATAACGGAAAAACTTTCTGTTACACATTTTCAGATATGTATACTTTAAAAGAGGTTAGAGAAACATTAGAGAGAATTGCAAGTGAAATAGATAAATAAACCATGAAGAAGGTATGTAAATTGAAAAAAATAATAGCTATAATCTTTTTTAGTCTATTAGCAGTTATAACTATAATATTTGCTGAAATTGACACCCACTTTAATCATGAAAAAGTTTCTTTTGTTGCAGTTGGAGATAATTTAATTCATCCAGTTGTATATAACGATGCAAAAACTCGTCACAATGACTATGATTTTTCACCAATGTATAAAAACGTTAAACCTTATATAAAAAAGTTTGATATTGCTTACATCAACCAGGAATCCCCAATAGGAGGGGATGATATACCTTATTCAGGTTTTAAAAGGTTTAATACTCCTAGCGATTTGTCGAAATATTTGGTTGAATCAGGATTTAATTTAATTAACGGATCAAATAATCATGCTCTCGACAAAGGTACACATGGCGTTAATCATAGAGTTAATCTATGGGAAAAGTATAAAGAAAAAGGAGTTATGTTCACTGGTGTATACAAATCTAAAAAAGATAATGAGAAACTTCAAATTATAAATAAAAATGGAATAAAGATAGCAATACTTAATTATACATTTGGTACTAATGGACTTA